TACGATGTCATACTGATCGTCTTCCATAATCTCGCGGGTAATCACGAAGCCTAGAGCATAGACAACGTGGTTATAGCGAGTAATGAACGATTGACGCTCAGTGTCATAGCTAATAGGAGAGCCTTCGCCCTTGATATTAGCAAGACCAAATGAAGTTACGCCAACATCTTCTTCAAACTGACGAGTTGACTTAAAGGTATCGAATAGCTTAGTATATTCAACTGGATATTCGTTGTAGGCCTTACCGTACCAAGCATTAACGCCTGGCCATAGGGCCTTTGCAAAACTGGAACTAGCAATAACTGACATAGTTTACCTCTTAAAATTAGCTACCAGCAGTATTGCCAGAGAAGTTATTAGTGTTCAGAGTAACTAGAAGTTTCCAGTTAGCTGAGTCAGACATGTCCTGGTCAGGACGCTGAACAACACCAATAATCTTTAGGGGCAATGTAGCGGTAGTGGCTTTGGTAGCCATGTCTGCTTGCATAGCAGAAAGACCAGTAGTGGTTGAACCAGCAGTAAAAGCAAGGCCAACGTTTAGGCCGATATCTGCAACAGCAGTAGCGGCATTAGCTTGAACTTCAAATACTTGATCTGGATCAGCTAGAACAAACAAGGTAGCGGCAGTTGAAGCTGCACGATAACCACCAGGATTGTTTAGGTTGCTGTAGTCAGGGATACGACCAACAACAACACCAGCAGGTAGATCGGTATTAGCAGTAGCACGAGTAACAGCTTGTAGGCCGTTAGCATCAGCAGTACCAGCACTCTTAACTACATCACCAACAAATAGAGCGGTAGCATCGGAAGCAAGAACTGCAAACTGTTCTACTTGCATTGGGCTGCCACCAGCAGCCATACGGCGAACTGGACGCAGACCGTTTGCACGGGAAATGTTTGGCATTTAATTCTCCAAAAATTTAACTCCCTCGTTTAATGGTAACGTTACCAGTAAAACCAGAAGCATCTTGTTTAATTGTGTCTTCTAGTTGGTTTACACGAGCTTGCTTTGAGGCTTGATCTTCATCATACCATTCTTGCTTAATTCGCATAACGTAGCCTTTCATGCCACCACCAACCGAGACTTGCGCGTGGGTGCCCTCGGGAGAAGTCGAATTGATTCGCTTATCTCCTACTTGGACAGTAGAAGCATCCACAAATTCATATCCTGCATCTTGTAGTTGTTGAATACGATCACCTGTATCGTTAACTACACGATAAATATAGCCGGGCTCTTTACCCTTAACAGTCAGGATATTGCGTTCCGTTACGGGAACACGAGTAGTGCGGGTTGTTCTATTTCCGCGAGTAGGACTAGTCATATCAAATACTCCCTTGAGTTATCGAGTCTTTTTTAGCTCTGCAATGTATTCCTGTTCGGACATTGCACCAGCACGCACGAGCTTTCGCATGATTGTTCGTTCGTCATCTGTTAGCTGAAATGAATCAGCTTTGCCACCCGAACGAGCGGGAGACTCAACAGCTTGAGGACGAGCAGCTTTTTGGTTTTGGAACTTGTGAGCAAATTCCTTTTTAACTTCACGTTCTACCATTTGTAGCACTTGAGAAGGAGTGTGACCTTCTTGTGCAAGTTCAATACCTAGCTTATCAGCATATGCACGCATAGGCTTGCTAGTATCATACCAAGGATTTTTATCCATCCAGGCAGTAAATTCAGGGCTAATGTCACGAACTGGTTCAGATTGTACTGACTTTAGTTCCTTATCAAACTCTTCCTTTTCTTCCTTAACTTCTTCAATACGCTGTTCAAGTTCTAGGAAGCGTTCAGTTTCGCCTTCTACTAGAGCTTGTTTACGGGCATTTTGTAGAGCTTTTAGAGCACGATCATACTCTACCTCTTTCACGCGACTGTGATGCGTTTTAAGGGCATCTAGCGCAGCCTTTACAGCTTTAAGTTCTTTGGATTGATGTTCGATCTTCGAGAACAATTCACCTCTACGAACAAATTCAGGGGCATCAATAAAAGCATCTGGATCACCGTCAAACTCTTCGCGAGGACGCCAACCTTGTTCCATTGCTTTCTGCTCAACAGCAGAATATGACTTTTCTTGAGTTTGTTCTTGTGACTCAGTACCGCCAACATTGTTTAGTTCTTCTGACATTTAAGCCTCCTTAATTACTGCAACTACATCCATATCATTAAGGATGCCAACAGTTTCATTAGTCTTGGGATCTTCAATTAGCTTTGCTGCAAACTTAGCAAACAAAACAGTATCCCCAACAGAACACCAGGGTTCTTGAGAATCAGGCCAGCAGTCTGGACCAATTGCTAGTACAATTGCTTTGTCAACAGATGCATCTTCTCGCTTTTCGTTTGGTCGTACAATTTCTAGACCAGCACGTTTTGCTTGTGCGTATACATCATCAACTTCTTCAAGTTTAAATGGCTTGACTACAAGCCGGTGTCCGCAAGGGGTAATTTTCATTCTAAGTCCTCAACGCTAATGTTAAGAATATCTTTTACAGCGGCAATATATCCAGCATTAAACCTATCTTGTAGGCTGTCTTTACCAGCTTCGTCCTGTAAAATTTCAGTTAAAGATTCCAGTCTAAGTTTTAGACCTAGCATTACCGCTTGGGTGATGCTTTGTTCCTGCCAGTCGCGGAACTCTTGTTGGCTTGTTGCTTCGCTAATGACGCTTTCTCCTTGGCATGCTGCATGGCTTGTTCATGCATTGTTTGTTTGTTTGCAATAGTCTGACCAGCTTGAATAACTTGAGCATGAGTCTGTGCCATTCTCGCATTATTCTTATGACGCATTTCTTCAGCATTTGCAGCTAGCTCTAACTGCTTATGTTGCATTTCAATTGCGTGTGTTTGTGCTGCCATTGCTAGTTTAGTTTGAGCAGTTTGTTGTTCTAGGTATGCTTTTTGTTGCTGACCTTCAGCTTGCATAGCTAGTTTTTGTTGCTCAAATTGGCCCTTCATTTGAAGTTCCTGAACCTTAGGATCTGGAGGAGGTTGAACCTGTCCAGTCTGCTGTACTTCTTGAGAGAAAAGCTTTTCGTAGTTAGGCTGCTCTTGCGCCTCTAGAACTCTACGAATAACTTCCACTGGGTCTAGAATACCAGTAGGTAGAAGCTCAAGTAAACCTTGTGCTTTCATTAGCTTTTCAGTACCGGTTGGGGTACTTGGATCAGCAGCAGGGCAAACGTCATAAGACTCTTTGTCAAAATCGTTTGGACCTACCTGATCGTCAATAACAGCAGAATATTTATTTGGATCTAAATAGACTCTATTAAGATCATAAATCTTTTTGAATTCACTGCGCAGGGAACGGTATACTCGTTTATACACCGCTGTAAATACTTTCATTCCCTGTTCAATTGTAGCCATTGTTGTGGTAGCAGGGGTGTTTTGCCCAGGCATTTTACCCACAAAAATTTCTGCAACTGAAGCAAGCTCCTTGCCAGAGGTAATTAAAGACCCCATAAGCTGAAACAAGACATTGCTTGGTTCTTTGGCAGGAAGAGGAACGATCTGTTTGCGAAGATCGTCAGCGGTGCTATTAACAGGTTTCCACTCACCAGGTTGCCAGCGAGATTCACCCATTTTGAGTTTTAAGCCTTTACCAAGGAATCCACCTTGGAGGTTACTTAGTGTACCCGCGTCAATTAGCTGATTAATTAATGTGTTTACAGATTCATTAAGTGGGCCAAGAAGAAGCCCAAAACCAACATCATAAAAACCGCCATCGGGATTAGGGATAAATCCAAATTTCGTGTAATACTGAATCGGTTCAATACGGACGAGATCACCATCTTCATTAGTGTAAATCGTATCTTCATCGTAACGAGCGACGATTCGTAGGACTTGACCAGACGTTCTTTCAAACGTGACAACATAAGGTTCGGCATATCCATCCTCATCTAAATCAAGGTAAGTATGCTGCTCAATAATTTGATATGGAGTAGCTTCGTCTTGTTGTACTGCGTGGTTTAGCTTTTCAGGATCAGGAATAGGATCACCTAGCTCTACGTCTAGGTAGGTCTTACCCATCATCTTTTCTTTTACTAGTCGCTTAGATAGTGGAATAATCTCAGAAACACGCTCTGCTGATTCCAAAGACTTAGCCCAGTAATTTACTACCAAGTTTTCTGGTAGTACAAGTTCTGATACGTTTTGCTTTAAAACAGG